GGCGTGCAGGAATCTCTCCGCTTTTGGCGAAGAGTGTTTCCCGGCCGGGGCCTGTGCTGATGCGGATGAACTCTTGTTCAACGCCAGCACGATCCTTCACTTCATTACTTGTTAGATTGGCAGGAAATGCCATAGTTGTTATCTATCTGTTATGCCGTTTATACGGCTTGACCGGTATTAACTACCGTGCGCTGCGCTTACGGCCGCTTATTGCGGTCACGAGAGCAGCTCCGAGGACAAGCTCACCAGAGCTTAGTCCGGATGCCAATACTTGGCTAGAACTCACTGGGTAATCCGTGAAGCGGCCGTAAGCCTCTTCGTGGACCAGTGGGAGCGAAACCAATGATCGGTCAGCGTGAGAAACAGGTTGAACAATATTGGTGGAAACACCAATCTTGACCTCAATGCTTCTCTTACGTTTGATCGACCACAGGTATTGATGTATGTTTATCTGAGGTTCCATGTTATCAACCTTGAACGTTTCGAGAGCGTCCCCAACTTTGAGGACCCAATCGACGACGAACGAGAACGGTATGGCATTCCAAATGATCGCAGGGTTAAGGTTAACCCCAAGAGCATCTAGAAGACCAAGCGTGGCAGCATGCTGCCGTTGATAATCAGTATAATTGTAATTATACTGAACCTGAGCATGGAACGTGGATTGTTCATACCGTATACGCCGTTGAGCTCGATACGTGGTACATCCATTAAGCCCAATAAAGGGTTGGATGAAGCCTGTTTCGATATCTTCGAACGTGTCCGGAGGGAACTCGTTAAACCGCACAGTAAAGTGCCGCGTTTGACGTCCACCTGTCCTACTTACTGCATCGTTTATACGACGTTTGTAAGTAGATATAGCAGCATGGATTGCTGCTACATCAGATATGAGAGGCGCAACGGCAAACTTCCATAAAAGGAAGCTTGACGATGCTTTCGTAAGCAAGTTAAGTGGAAGGGATTTATCACCCCCAGACTTAACATGTTGAGAAATAAAGGAGATTAATCCCTTTACATTCCCAATCCGTTTACGAATACTTAGTAAGAACGCAAAGTCCTTCAACTCGTAAATCGAGTTGAGGGCTGAGAGTTCACTCTTGATACTTGGCAACATGCTCGCGAGAGCACGTTGTTGCAAGGTCTCGAGTTCTGCAGGGGGGGCTATAAACCCACCTTTGTCAGAAGGTACTAAGAACAGAGGAGCTCCAGAATTGAGCTTCCCTGCCTCTCCGAATGGCTCATTCGGTCCACCGAGTGGCGAGTGCCACCAGTAACCGCAGTACGCTGTAGGCAACTTACTCTTATTTATATAATGGTTCACGGGAGGTTGCCCGTGAGACTTATCATAGTATTTAAGAGAAGTTGAGGAATCGGCGCCACTCCAGATTTTATAGTTCTGGAAGGGTTTCCATATCCATCTCCTAGACGAGTTGTCTAGAAGACCCTTATCACGATCCTTCCACACCTTTTGGGTCCTCCGATGAATCGGAAAGACTAACCAATCGATGACGAAGGGGGGATAAAGCGGTGTAGTCCCGTTTTCTCTTTCCATAGAGACTTCGGTACTATAGGCTTCAGAGTACTGTTCAGTGAGCAATTCAGTCATACAATGGATTGTTGTGTTTCAACATTGAGGTGCGGCTCCACAAGGAGCCG